CGAAATGACTCAAAGTTTCATAAGTGAATTTTGCGAGGATCCAGCTGCTGCTTATCCGATTTTAACTGGTCCTACGTTAGAAGGGGTTTATCGTTACAGGGTTGCTCATCCGAGTCAAAATTTTGAACCAGATTGGATAATTAATCTTCAATTGGACCACTTCAAAATGATGTTGAAACGTGATGTGAAGAATAAATTAGCTGATTCAGTCTATGGTGAGTACACACCTGCGGCTACTATATTTTATAATTCGGACTCGTTTGTAAAAATCTACTTTGGGTGTCTACTTGTGACGATTTCATCTCGTTTAATGATGTCACTTAAAGAAACTGTCCACATCTATAAAGGTGTGACGACTCAGTATTTAGCAGACGTCGCAAATTCCTATCTAGGAGACGGTGCTTATAACATTCTGGAACTAGATATGTCTAAATTTGATAAGAGTCAAGGATCAATGCACTTAAAGACCGAATGTATGATTCTTAAACATTTCGGGATGTCCGATGAGTTACTGGACTTGTATTACTTGAGTACTTTAGTGACAAAAAACGTAGATCCCATTTCAGGTATAACTTTACTTATGGGACCGATTCGAAAGACGGGTGGCTGGGATACATTCGATGGCAACACTATAGTCACGATGGCTGCAATAGCACATAGGACTCATGGTATCGGACAGGCCGACTTACTTTATTTCGGTGGTGATGACTCGACCATTCTTTCGAAAACACCCCTTGTTTTAGGAGAAAATTATATACCATCCTTCAATAATTTATTCAATTTTGAAGTGAAATTGTATACACATAGGTTTATTTATTTTTCATCGAAGTTTATTTTATTTAACGGTGTTAGATACGTTGCAGTTCCAGATCCGGTCAAACTTCTTGTAAGACTAGGTCGTGGTAATATTGCCAACCTGGAGCATTTGCACGAGTACTATTTGGGCATAGTTGATAATTCCTATGACCTAATTTACTCTATACCAGCGGCGATTCTAGAAGCAGCAATCTTTGAACGTTATAAAAAACTTATTGATGTAGATAATTTATTAAATTCTTTGTCCTACTTTTTGCAAGATTTTGCTCACTTTAAAGAATTGTTTTACAACATCAATATGAAGGATCCAAAAAATCGCGTGCACTACGCAAACACTGACTTACTCTCTAACCGGAAAGAGCAAGTTTTAGTGTATAAATAAAAATTCCGGTTTATTAAATTCACATGAGTTTAGTATGGTTTTTCCTTAGTGGTTTCCATACACCTACTCATTTACGATCTCATGACTTCATCATGAATCGGGTAAATAGTCTTTACAGAGCTTTTATTTTATTTTGAAGGGTTTTTACACTTTAAC